TATTTGGCATTGAGGGCGAAAACGCCACAAAAATACTTGCCAAGGTGCAGGGCGCAACCGCATTCGCAGAGGGCGTTCAAGGCATAATGGATATGTCAAAAGGCATGAAGGGGTTTGTGCAAACCACTATTCAAGGCTTCAAGGGCATTCGCGGGGCTATTGCGGCAACGGGTATTGGTTTGCTGTTGGTGGCGTTGGGTACGGTTGTAGCCTATTGGGATGACATCAAGGGAGCAGTTGGTGGGGTAACAGCAGAGCAAAAGAAGTTGAATGAGTTAGCCGAAAAGAACCTTGCAGCCGAGGAAAAGAAATTTGAAACGCTGGAATTGTCTGAAAACTCGCTGAAACTACAAGGCAAAAGCGAACGCGACATCCAAAAGATGAAGGTCAATCAGCTGAACACCGAAGTTGAGAAGGCAAAAGTTGTAGTCAAAAACGCCAAAATTACCCGTGATTTAGAGGTGGCAGCGGCAAAGCGTAACAAAGACATCACCGTTCAAATCATTCGCGGGGCATCAGAGGTTGGGGCGTTAGGTGTTCGCTTGTTGGCTGTTCCGATTGATATGCTTATTTCGGCTGCAAATGCAGCAAGTGAAGCGTTGGGATTTGGCAAAATAACCACCTTCAGCATCAATGCAGAAATCACAAAAATGATTGACAGCTTTTCAGAGGGCGCAGCGAAATTTCTGTTCAATCCCGAAGAAGTTGCAAAAGAGGGTGACAAAACCATTGCCGAAAGTGAAAAGAAACTGAACGAACTTGTCAGCAAGCGCGACGGCATTCTGTTGGAAATGCGAAACCAAGACATTGAAGCGGCAAAGGCAGGCGCAGAAGCGGCAAATAAATTGGCAGAAAACCAACGCAAAGCGCAAATCGAAATAGCACAATTACAAGCCAAAAGTCTTGAAGAGAGATTGAAGGCCGCGGAAATGGCATGGGCAGAGGAAATAAAAGGGGAGCAATACAAGGGCTGGACACTTGAACAAATCAAAATAAAGCATGACGCCACGATGCAGAAAATTACCGATGACTATAACGCGGAGGTATTGGCAAAGCAAAAGGCGCAGGCTGAAAAAGAACTGGCAATAAAGAAAAAGCGCGACGACGATTTCAAGGCCGCAACAGAAAAGGAATTTGCAGACGAAAAAGCAGCCATAGAAAATGCATTTGCGACAAGGCGTTTAGACTTACAAAAAAGAGGAGCGACCGCTGCTGAATTTGACGCGCTGGAATTAGAAAGATTACAAAGGCAACTGACCACGGCAAGAGATTACACGGCGGCAGGTTCGCAGGAGATATTCGACATTGAACTGGCACTTGCTCAAAAGCGGCAGGAAATCGCACAGCGCGAAGAAGAAGCCACAAAGGCAACCGAAGCGGCAAAGCGTCAAATGAGAATGGACACTTTAAGCAGCGTGTCATCCGTTTTGGGTTCGTTGGCCGACCTTGCAGGGGAAAATGAAAAAACACAAAAGGCGTTTGCACTTGCACAAATAGCAACCGATACAGCCATTGCCTTGTCAAACGCATCGGCAACAGCATTCAGCCCCGCATCACCTGACAATGCGGTTACGGGTGGACTTGCCGGCGTGGCAAAATACGCTTCATTCGTGGCAATTATTTTGAGTAATGCAGCAAGGGCAAGACAAATCCTAAAAGGCGGGGGAGCAGCAGGCGGTGGCGGCAACAAACCAGCCACACCAAACGCCCCACAAACAACCCCACTCACGGGTGGCACTCTGCCCGATACCGAAGCAGGGCAGTTCGCAGGCATGGGTAAGGTTTATGTGCTTGAAGGCGACATCACCAAAACGCAAACCCGTGTCCGCAGGGTGCGAAATGTATCCGTAGTTTAAGGAAGTACATTTACAAGTGATGAATGAGTTACCAATTTACCGGATAGTCGTCAATGAAGACGATGAAACGGGCGTTGAGTTCGTGAGCCTTGTTGAAAAGCCTGCGATAAAAAAGGACTTTTTAATGTTCAACGAGCAGCGCATGACCTATGCAGTTCAAAGCGAAGAAAAGCGCATAATCACCGGGGCTGCAATGCTGGCAAACAAACCCATTTACCGACACGATGACACCCGGGGCGAGTACTATGTAACATTTGATGCGGACACCATTTGGACGATTGCCAAAAAGATTGCGCGAAAGGGCAGTTATTCAGCAGTAAACACCGACCACACCACACCGGTAAACGAGGGCGTTCACATGATTGAAATGTACTTTGTCAATCGGGAACGCGGTATCAATCCCCCAATCGGTTTTGAAGATGCAGAGGACGGTTCAATGTTCGTGTCCTATTTAGTTGACAATGACCAGATATGGGAAAAAGTCAAAGCCGGGGAATGGAAAGGTTTTTCAGTTGAGGGAATGTTTGACATCGAATACGAGGGTACAATCGCCCAAGAACTCCGCGCCCTTACCCATAGCATCAAGACAATTTTGCACCAAATTTCAAAAAATAATATTTAAATCAAATGAACATTCAGAAAGAAATCGCTGACTTAAAAGGGGCGTTTGCCGCTTTGGGCGAAGAAATCAAAATGCGTTTCAGCAGTGATCCTGCCAAGTTTGGCGAACTCACCCTTGTTGACGGCACAGTTATTAAGTACGAAGGTGATGCACCAATGGAAGGTGCGCCCCTTATCGTAGTTACACCCGAAGGTGAAGTTCCTGCACCTGACGGAGTTCACGAAACCGACAGCGGTCTGTTAATCAGCACCCAAGATGGCGTAATCGTGAGCATCGAAGAAAAGGAAATGGAAGTTGAAGCTGGCAAGAAAGAAGAAGAAAAGCCTGCTGAATTTGCAACCATTGAAACCTTTGAAACCTACCGCGCAAGCGTAGAAGAAAGGATGGCAAACCTTGAAAAAACCCTGATTTCAATGCTGGGTAAAGTTGAAGAAACATTTGCCGTATTTGAGAAATTCAGCAATCAAACTCCTGCACCCGCAGAAAAGCCCTTTGGACATACCAAAGTTGAAAAGAATGAAGCGTTGGCTGGCTTCGCATCCGCATTCAAAAACCTTAAAAAATAATTAAATAAAATGGCATTCGTTGTTTCAGGTCTTACCGACTACACCAAAGAGGTAAAAACCGACCTACTCGTAAAATCAATGTTCAGCGGTAAAACTGCATCTTTGTTGCAGGGTGCTGGACAAGTTGTTCCCGGAGTAAAAAGCGCAGAAATTCTGCCCTTGTTGTACTCCGATGTGTACTTCCAAACTGATGGTTGTGGTTACACCGCAAGCGGTTCAACTACCATCACCAAGCGCACAATCACCGTTGGCAAAATCAAGGTTGAAGAAACCCTTTGCCCTAAAACTCTTGAAACCAAATACACTCAAATCGGTTTGGCTGCTGGTAGCCCCGTAGATTTGGGAGTATTCCAAGAGCAAATCGGAAACGAAAAAGCTGCTAAAATTGCCGAAGCCCTTGAAACTGCTATTTGGCAGGGTGACGCAACTGGCGGTTCAGGCAACAGCGGTTTCTTTGACGGCTTCCTGACCATTTTGGGCGACCTCGGATTTGGTGGTGCTGGCGACCCTATTGAGGGCAACCCTGCAACCGGTGGCGGTTACACACAGCTGACTTCTTTAACTTCTTCAAACATTGATGACGCGATTGCAAAGATTTACAGCCTGCTTCCTTCCGCTATCCTTGACAAAACCGACTTGTTTATCGCTATGGGTACTGATACCTTCCGCGTTTACAAATCATGGTTGTTGACCGCTAACTTGTTCCACTACGCTGCCAACGAAAGCGCACCTTTGGAAATCGTTGATCCTTTGACCGGAATTAAAATCTACGGATTGAACGGAATGAACGGCACAAACAAAATCGTTGCTGGTCGCTGGTCTAACTTCTTCATCGGTACTGACATGATGAACGAAGAAGAAGACTGGAAAATGTGGTATTCTCAGGACAATGACGAGGTTCGCTTCCGCGCTACAATGAAGTACGGAACGCAGATTGCGTACCCTGAGGAAGTTGTTTATTTTAAACTTCCATAATCGTTAAATAAAAAAGTCAAACCCGGGGGGTGGGGTCACCCATCCCCCTTTTAATTTAAAAAACAGATGCCTTGCATATTATCCACCGGGTTCACATTAGATTGTAAGACCCAAAGCGCCGGGATTAAGTCAATTTACTTAATCGAATTCGACGCTAAATCTACTCTCACCAAATCAAGCGGTGAAGTTTCTGCCCACACCTTGTCAGGCGGCAAATCTTATTTCAAGTACGAATTGGAAAAAGAAACCACCGCAATGACTTGGCGCACTATCCCTTCAACCGAAAACGGAACTGTTTTCTACGAAGCAGAAGTAAACGCCCGTTTGCACAAAGTAACCACCGCACAGCGCAACGAAATTAAGCTGCTGGCACAGAACAGAATGCTTCTCATTGTAAAAGATGCGGAAGATAATTACTGGCTGCTTGGCGGTGATTATGGTGTCCAACTGAACCAATCGGAGACAAACTTCGGTCAAGCGTTTGGCGATTTCAAAGGTCATGTGCTTAACTTTTTGCACAAAGAAACCGATTTACCTTTGAAAGTTCAAAGCGGAGTTGTAACTTCGCTGGGCATTTCCTAAAATCCCTCCAATCTTTCAGCAAAAGAGGTCATCCGTTTGGGTGGCCTTTTTTGTTACATAGCAGGGGTAGTTTTACCGGAAATTTGTAACAGAGTTAGGGTAATTTGTTCCGCTTTATTTTTGGTACATTTATAGATGTGCTATACATCACAAAGGCTGCATCCAACACCCTGATAATTACCGGGCGCGAAAAGGTTACAATCACTTCGCCCGTTTATCTGTTGGTGTTTGACAGCCAAACAACGCAGGAACAAAAGGCGTTTATCGTTGCAGACAGCAGCACACACCCGGCAAGGTATCAGGAATTTACCTTTACAGAGGGCAGCACCGCACAAAAGACGCTAGCAATAGGCACGCATTATTGGCGTTTATTCGCCCAAACAAGCCCTACAAATACTGACCCCGACCTTGCCAACGAAGAAATCGACCGGGGGGTTGCTTACTGCCAAACCTCACACGGGGTATTTAACGACAACGAAGTCAATACAACCATTAAACAGCACCACATCGGATGAGTTTTGAAATTTTAAAGATAAATTTCGCAGAAAGCAAGCTGCCAAAATTCAAAGAGCAGAAGCAAAAGGGGTTTATCACCTATGGGGAAAAGAACGATTTTCCTGAAACCCTGCTTGAATTCTACAAACGCAGCCCGAAACACGGGGCTATCCTGAAACAGAAAGCCCGATTTGTTACCGGAAGCGAGTGCGTAATTGAGGGCAACGAAGCCGCATTGAAGATGCTGGACTTTGTTAACCCATACGAGGGGCTGCATGACCTTAAAGGCAAACTGGCACTTGATTATGAGTTGTTCAATGGCTTTTGTTTTGAGGTTCACTACAACAAATTAGGCGAAATTTCAAAGTTGTATCACCTTGATTTTAGCCGGGTGCGGACGAACGATCACACGGAGTATTTTTATGCGTTAGATTGGCAGAAAGCAAAGACCGATGACATAAAAACATACCCGGCTTTTAACCCTGAAAAGGCGCAACCATTTAGCGTTCAACTTTACTATCACAGACAATACGATGCAGGGCTTGGCGTTTACCCTTTGCCGCCCTATATCCACGGGTTGCAGTATATTGAGATTGATGTTGAGATTGCAAACTTCCACAACAACAACATCCGCAACGGCTTTTCAAATGGAACGCTGGTTCAACTTTTCAAAGGCGAACCCACCCCGGAACAAGCCCGGAAATTTGAACGGAAATTTAAGGATCGCACCACCGGTACAGACAATGCTGGTGGGCTTATCATTCAGTTCAATGACAACAATGAAAAGCCTGCTGAAATTAGCCAAATACAGCCGTCTGACCTTGACAAACAATTCCTGCAGCTCAACGAAGCGGTCAATGATGAAATCTTCACGGCTCACAACTTCCCCCCTATCCTTATGGGGCAGAAAGCAGACGGGCAGCTGGGCGCAAGGAATGAGTTAATCGAAGCCTACGAGGTGTTTCATAAATCCTATGTGAACCAAAGGCAGGCACAACTTGACAGATGCCTTGAATATGTGGCAGATTTCGTGTATCCGGGCGTTAAATTAAGCACGCAGGACAGCGAATTTATCGGCATTGATTACATCGGGCTGTATCAAGCCGGGATTTTGACGAAAAATGAAACCCGTGAAGCCTTGGGGTTTGAGCCTTTAACAGAGGTAACCCCTGCCCCCGTTGCCGCACAATTTAACGAGGTAACCAAATGGTTAGTTACCGATTTGGAAGTTTTTGCACAATTTGGCGAAAGTGCTGAAAGATTTGCAGAGATGACATTTGAAGAATTAACAGACAACGAACTTAAAGTGCTGGCAATCATTGAGGACAACCCGAAAGCAAACATTCAGGAATTGAGCAAAGGCACAAAATTAGATGAGCAGGAAGTGGTTAAAATTCTTCGCGTTTTGCAAGATGCTGGAAAAATCGAATGGACTAACCGGGCAATCAAAATCACCGACATCGGGCGCGGGGATATTGGCGACAGCGGGGGAGTGCCTAAAATTGAATTGCGTTACAAATACGATTTAGACCCGACCGCACCACCTTTGCAGCCGGGTGGCGAAAGCCGTGAATTTTGCAAAGAAATGATGAAGATGAATAGGCTTTACACCCGTGCCGAAATCGACCAGCTGACGCAGATTTTGGGCTACGATGTATGGAAGCGCAGGGGCGGTTGGTACACCGTGCCTGAAAGTTCGCCACCCATTCACATACCGAGTTGCCGTCATCTTTGGAAACAAGTTTATGTAAGGAGAAACAACAATGGCTAATTTCGCATTTTTTGTAAGTGAGCAGGATGTCAAGAAGAACACGCCCATTGATGAAAATGTCGATAGCAAAATTCTTCAAACAGCCATGCGAACCGCGCAGGATATTTACATCCGGGATATTATCGGTTCAGGGCTTTATGACAAGATTTGTGACGATATAAACGGGGCAGGGTTGGCAGGCAATTACCTGACATTGGTGAATAAATACATCGCACCTTGCCTTTATCACTACATTGTAACAGAAAGTATGTTGCCCATGACCTTCAAAATGATGAACAAGTCGGTAATGACACGGGGCAGCGACAATTCAAACCCGGTGGACATTGACCAACTTACGCGAATTGAACGCGAATATCAGCACAAAGCCGAGTATTACGCCCAAAGGTTAAGGGATTACCTCATGGAAAATGACCAGTTATTCCCCTTATACCTCAACCCGGGTGATGGCATTGACACAATTAACCCACATCAGCAAGATATGCTGGGCGGTTTCTTTCTGGGTTCGGGCGCAGAGGATTGTTTTATTAATTACGATTTCCCCAAATGAGTAAAGTGCGCGAAAAGAACGAAAAAAAAGCCCTGATATATTTCGAAAAATATGGTGACAATCAACCAACTATTAAACGCCCTTACAACAGCCGGGCAAAATCACAAACAGATAAAGGCAGTAGTCACTAATCTTGACTACAATGTTGCCACAACTGGCGACACCCTTTATCCGTTAATGCGGATATTCCCTGACGGCTCACAAATCGACATGGATAGGGTTGTTTTCAGGTTTGCGATTGCCGTAATGGATAGGCACCGGGAAGATTTCAGCGATGCAGTTGAACGGATAAGCGATATGCACCAAGTTTTGCTCGACATTTACAGCACTTTGAGGTACATTTATCGCAACGACAGCGCAGGAATTTGGAAGTTAGAGGACAGCGCAACACCATTTTATGATGACAAGACCGACATCGTTGCAGGGGTGGCAAGTGTGCTGACCTTCACCGCTTCAAATACCCGTGATTTCTGCGATGTACCTTCCAATGATTACAACTTCCCGGGGCTTGACTTGTCGGGGCTTTTGGTTATTGACGGGGGATATTACAATTCAGCATTTTCAAACACAATAAACGGCGGCATCGCATGAGTTACATAACTATAAAATTAAGGCGCGGTACGGCTGCACAATGGACGGCACAAAACCCGGTATTAGCCGAGGGTGAATTTGGCGCAGAAACCGACACACGAAAGTTCAAAATAGGTAACGGGATTGGGGCGTGGAACTCGCTGCAATATTGGGGCGGTAGCGCTGGCGGCGCGACATTGTTCACCGATTTAACCGATGTGCCACAGAGTTACACCGGGCAGGGTGGCAAGTTGGTGAGGGTTAAAGCCGATTCCAGCGGATTGGAATTTTAC